ATATATTATGACCCAAGACGCTTCTATCAAATCCCAAATACTGGAAAAAGGTTCTGTGTGGAGAAATGAACCACTTGAACCACATCAGTTGATTTGCCTTGAAGAAGGTACAATCATTGAAGTCAGCACACCAGATTCAGTAGAAGATAATTATCGTGTAATGCCAGGAGATTCACAGAAATGAAAGTTTACATAAGCAATTACCGCCATCATTGGATTTCACCATATCATATCTTAAAGTTTGTTTGTTTTTGGGAAAAAGATGATGATGTGTTTTATAACCATGAAGATAAGCCTGATGCGCCCTATGAAAAGTGGGTCAATCGTTTAGACCCTATTTGTAAAGCAATACATAAGTTTTTAGACTTTGTTCACCCTAAAATTGACTATGTAAAGATTGATTACTGGGATACTTGGTCTATGGATCATACTCTTGGTATGATAGCTTTGCCAATGTTGAAACAGTTACAAACAAAGAAACAAGGTGCGCCTTTTGTTGATGATGAAGATGTACCAGAAGAATTAAAATCAACTTCAGCACCACCAAAAGAGAATGAATGGGATACTGATGAGAACCATTTCAAACGCTGGGATTGGGTTATGGCTGAAATGATTTTTGCATTCGAACACCATGTCAATAACGAATGGGAAGAAAAATATCATAAAGGTAAATTCAGTACAAGAAGTGAAGCTTGTGAGTGGGATGAAAATGGTAAAGCAAAAATGTTTACAATGGTGTACAATGATGACCACACACATGAAACTGATTATGAAGGTTTAAAAGTTGTACATGAAAGAATTAGAAACGGCTTCAAGTTATTTGGTAAATATTATCAGGGATTATGGGACTAATTTGGAGAAGATGGGCTAAAGCTATAGGCAATAAGTCCGGAGATTCAGATAAAGAGGCAGATATCATTGCCGCAATTCGTACAGTCATTTTATTGATATATGTTATTACAAATTTTGTAATCATTGCTGGAGTTTTAAGGCACTGGAATGACTAAATAACTATACTACCACAACACACACAATGGTAGTATAACACACACAGGAGAAAACTATGTCAAATATGACACCTTTTGAAATTCGTCTTGAGCTATTAAAAATGGCAAAAGACATGCTATATGATGATTACTTCGGTACAAGAGAACGCATTTCCAACAACTGGCAAATGCAATGCGAAACAGCTAGACACAAAGGTGAAACACCACCCGAGCATCCTGGCTTTCCAACAATCCCCTCAGAATCAGATATCATTAATAAAGCACATGCTCTAAACGGCTTTGTGTCTAATGTTTCTGCACCAGAAACAAAAGTTTCTGTTAAGAAAACAACTTCTTAATTGGGGGATGAGGGACTTCGGTCCCTCCAAACACACACAAGGAGAAAGATGAAAAGTAAACCAATACTTTTAAGTTTGATATTTGCAACAATAATTTTAACTTTATCGTTTATTAATGTTGACACATATAAAATATTCCCAATCAAAACCACATACGATGCACTTACGGCAGATACTAAAAAACAGGTAACTTGCCTTGCTGAGAATATCTATTTCGAAGCAGGACATGAACCGAAAGAAGGTAAAGCAGCTGTAGCATTCGTAACATTCAACCGCATACAATCAGGCAACTACGGTGATTCTGTATGTGAAGTTGTTCAACAGAAAACAAATGGCACATGCCAATTTTCTTGGTATTGTGACACCACTTTTACCTCTAAACGCTTGACAATCAAGCACACTCCATTGTATAATGAGATTCTACAGTTGTCAACTGACATGTATTTGAACTTTGAAAGAATCAAAGATATAACAAATGGAGCAACGTATTATCATGCTGATTATGTGAGTCCTGGATGGACAAAACTAAAAAGGGAGACGCAAATTGGCAGGCATATTTTCTACAAGAGCAAAGGTGACAAAATTGACAGAAATAAAGGAATCATCTAAGATGAATAAAGATATCATAACCATTGCCATATCGGCAGTAATTGTATTATGTACCGCAATTATCGGAGCAATCGTGTATAATGTTAATGATAGAAACAACATGGCGAAAAACATTGAGGCTGCAATTGCCAAAGGTGTAGACCCGTTATCTGTAAAGTGTGCATATGAAACAAGTGTTAATTCAGTTTGTATCGCACATTCAATGTCAAAGAAATAATTTAAGGAGTATATTATGGCTGTTCAGCAATTGAGTGTTAACCTTCTTTCGAATCCAGAAGATAGAAAGAAACTTTTAGGTGTTATTAGTGAGTGTTCTGATGCAATGACAAGAGCGCAAGCAGAAAAAGATTTGATTAGAGAATCTATTTCTGATATCAGTAAAAAATTGGAAATACCAAAACGTCTTGTCGCAAAGATGGTGAAGGTCTATTACAAACAAAACTACGATGAAGAAGTAGCTGTACATGACCAATTTGAAACTCTATATGAAACTGTGGTGAAATAATGCCTAAATTTACTTTTATTTGTGAACATGATGACGGCACAAAAAACACACACGAATGTGATGAAATTTTTCTATCAAATGTTTTAGAAAACTTTGAAACATTCTTGCGTGGTGCTACTTTTCATTTTGAGGGGCATTTAGACTTCTTTAATGAAGATGAAGAATATAATACTGATGTTGAAGAATACAATACATCAGGCCATCAAGCGTTCGATACAATGGCATCTTCATTGATGAGTGCAAATCATACAGACACCATTAAACATCTTACTCCTGGTAAGTGTGCAGTCTGTGGTTTATCAGAAGCAATTATGAAGATCCATAAATGTTGGGATGCAAAATGCCCAATTCAGAGTAATCACACTCATGCCTACTAGAGATGAAATGGCAAAATTTGCCAAAGCTATTGATTTAATAGTTGCAGCTACAGAGTACAACTATATCGAAGCCATTGTTGAACATTGCAAAAATACTGGTCTTGAACTTGAAGTTGCAGCTACATTAGTGAATGCAAATCTAAAAGCGAAGATTGAGAACGATGCAATGGATAATAATATGTTGAAAGAAAAAGGTTCTAGATTACCAATATGACTGGTTATGAAACATTTGGATTATATCAAGCTCTTAAACTACACTTCACACAAGAATCATACGACTTTTTTAAATACAATGGTAAAACAAATGTATCTGTAACTACATTTGAGAATCGTAAAGACAAATATCATTTTTACAAATTATCTCGTAGACTTGCACAAAAAGAAGACATGATTGATTTCATTGTTGCAAATCTAGTGGAAGATGAAAAGACTTGGGTTGGTTCTTTATTGATGCAAGAATCTGAAGTGAATTATCGTAAACACCAGAAGGTGATCCAGTCAATGTCGTATACATTTGAAAATGACTGTAAACTTATTTTTCGTGATTGTATACTTAATCCCAATGAAGTATTGATGACTGATGGTGACTATCCTGTTCTTCTCAAAAAGGCTCTACAGAAGTCGGTGAACATTGAGTCTATGTGTCTATTAAACAACATGCTTGGGTTTGTACCAATGTGGACTAAGAAGATTGCCGATACTATACATTGGCCAAACTATCGCATGAAGCTGCTGAAGTATTCCGCATTTATCCCCAAAGATGATGTAAAATATAAGTTAATTCTAAAAAAGGTGTTGAATGAAAATTAAGAAGATTTATTTGGATATGGATGGTGTTCTCTGTGACTTTGACAAAAGATTCAACGAACTGTTCGGTGATATTAATAACAAGTTTCGTAACCGCAAACATTTTAGTGACCATTGGCCAAAATTTATCGAAGCGGAAAATTTCAAAACACTCGATATGTTTCCTGGCGCCGAAGAACTTTTGGCATTCGTTAAAGAATTCCCCAAAGTTAAAATTGAAATTCTAACTTCTTCTGGTGGAGAACTGTACCATAATGAAGTTAAGAAACAAAAGAAATATTGGTTGCGTAATCATTCAATTGATTATACAGCTAATGTAGTGCCTGGTCGTTCCCATAAGAAAGACTATGCTACACCCGAAACGATTTTAATTGATGATACAGAAGATGTTATTGTCTCTTTTAATCGTGCTGGAGGCATCGGTATACTTCACAAAGATATCGGTGAAACTCTAGACCAACTGAGAACTCTGCTTGCATCGGATACTAAATAAATGTATAATATGCTGTTGTGGATAATCAACTATACTCCGTTAATACTACGTCTATACAAAGGAAAATTATATGACTTCATTCGCTAATCTCAAGCGCAATCGCAACTCTTTTGAAAAACTTTCTAAAGCAGTTGAAGCAACCTCAACAGGTACTGCTGACTCAAACTCCAAAGAAGATACCCGCTTCTGGCAACCAGAAGTAGATAAAGCTGGTAACGGCATGGCTGTTATTCGTTTTCTTCCTGCACCATCTATTGATGGTGATGATGCTCTTCCTTGGGTTCGCACTTTCTCTCATGGATTTCAAGGTCCAGGTGGATGGTTTATTGATAACTGTTTAACCACTTTGAATGATAAGTGCCCTGTGTGTGAACACAACAATACATTATGGAACTCTGGCATCGAAGCCAACAAAGATATTGCCCGTAAACAAAAACGCAAGTTGAGTTATGTTGCAAACATTCTTGTTGTTTCTGATCCAAGTAATCCTTCAAATGAAGGTCAAATCAGACTGTTCAAGTTTGGTAAGAAAATCTTTGATAAGATTACAGAGGCAATGAATCCTGAATTCGCTGATGAAACACCGGTCAATCCGTTTGACTTGTGGGAAGGCGCCAACTTCAAGTTGAAGATTCGTAATGTTGAAGGCTATCGCAATTATGACAAATCAGAATTTGCTGATGCGTCTGCATTGTTGAATGGTGATGATGAGAAACTCGAAGAACTTTGGAAGAAAGAATATTCTCTCAAAGATTTCACAGAACGTAAGAACTTTAAAGCTTACGACCAACTCAAGACCCGTCTTGATAAGGTTCTTGGATTTGATGGTGCACCAATCGTTAAATCAAAGGCTGAAGATACAGTTGCAACATTGAAAGATGATACTTCTGTATTGAATAAACCTCTACATGCTGATGATGAAGACTTAGATTACTTTAAGTCTCTCGCAGAACAAGAGTAATTCTCTCACCGTGATTAAATCCCGCTTCGGCGGGATTTTTTATGCAAGAGCTCTTCCTACAAGTTTAGTAAACAAGTCATCATAG